TAGGCGACTACCTACAGGCGTATCGCGGAGTCATCCGCTACGACGTCTCAAGGATGTGCGTCATGGTTCGTCAGGAGTCGGAGTCTTTTCTGACTAATGTCAAGCTTTACCCCGGTTGTAGTTATACCGGCGGCAACGCTAAAACCGTTGTCAAATGGCGAGGCGTTTATGCTTATCCGGTACCCATTGTCACGGCTGACCCGTTCCTTTCGGCGCGGCAGGCCTTGAACATCGGTGCCCTCATCAGTGTGCCTGGTTTGCGGAAACTCCGCGGCTAGGCGTCCCTAACCGTTAACGTCGTGAGACGTCAACAGAAAGTAGTACTGACATGGCTATCACCGATCCCTTGACCTTTGCGTACGATTCGGGAAATATAACCCTGAATCGTATCAATCAGGACAACTACGGCTCCGTCTTCTACGGGACCGGGACGGACTTGGCGGTCACGTTGACCTTCAAGCATACCATCCCGCCCATTGGCGGTGACGGCGAATCGCATCTCGTTCGCGTGGACGTGGATCACTTTGATTCCACAACCCACGAGTTCGTGCGGCGTTCGTCGGCGTGGTGCGCCATCCGTACGGATGGCACTCCACAGGACTCGGAGAACTCTGAGGACGTCACGGAAGCCCTGGTGGACTTCCTGTCGGACGCCAACATCACGAAAGTGGTGGGGCGTCAGAGCTAGCGAGTCAGCCCTAGACTTAGGGGGGTAGGTAAATGGCTATGTGTCCTCTTTGAAAGGAGTTCACATGAAAAGAGCCATCTCTACCGTGTCAGGTCTAAGCCTGTACGCTGCGCTGTTTTTGGACTGCGTAGCGTGGGAGCCAGACCTGCAAGAACCTCTATCCGACGACTTTCGCCGGCTGGAGGAGATCGTCAAGACCCGAGGTGTGTCATTTCTAATGATTGACATGCCTGAGGGGGGCAAGGTCCTAGACCTTGCTCTCTCTCGTGGGCGGCTTTGGCCATCACAGCTCCCCCAAACTTTTGGGGAGGTTAATGGTGGGTCCCGTCTTTTCCTGTCGGGACTTTTCCGTAAGCTTTTTGAC